AAAGTATCTACCGGTGACTCATCAGTAGCTACTGGCTCTGTATCAGCAGTCGACGTATTCTATGATGGAAACTTTACAGCATCGCTGACTAGCTACAGAACAGTGCGTGTAGCTGTTCCATCAGATGCAGATCTTTTAGCTGTACGCTCATTTGTACCAGTATCTGGTTCGACCACTTTAGCTGCAGGCACACAGTACTTCCCAGCTTTTACTCAAATTACAGGTAGTGATATTCAGTTTGTAGTAGCTTCATCAACAATTGGTGCTGGCAACAACAACTTAAACTCTGCTTTTGCAGTATCCTACTCAATTGCTCCAAGCAACGATTCTCGTTCAGACTTTGAAGTAGCTACTCCACGCACAACCGATGTTGCTAACAACCTCGACACAAATCTTAACATCCCAGAAATCGAATTGCAAATGCGTTCAATTCCTGTGACTGCTAAGACTCGTAAGTTAAAAGCAAGCTGGACTCCAGAATTTGCTCAAGACTTGAACGCTTACCACTCTGTAGATGCTGAAGCTGAATTGACAGCCATGCTTTCTGAGTACGTTTCTATGGAAATTGACCTCGAAATCTTGGATATGTTGATCTCTTCTGCCGCTACTACTGAGTACTGGTCAGCAAAAGTTGGAACAAGCTGGAATGGATCATCTTTCACAACTGAAGAATTTTCAGGTCAAGCTTACATCCAAGGTACTTGGTATGCTACTCTGGGAACTAAACTGCAAAAAGTTTCTAACCAGATTCACGCTAAGACCCTTCGTGGTGGTGCCAACTTCTTAGTTTGCTCTCCTGATGTATCAACTATCCTTGAGTCTATCCCAGGATATGCTGCAGATGGTGATGGTGAGAAAATGAAGTATGCTATGGGTGTACAAAAAGTAGGTGCTTTAACTAGCCGCTACAAAGTGTATAAGAATCCATACATGCAAGAAAACACCGTATTGATGGGCTTCCGTGGTAGCCAATTCTTGGAAACTGGTGCTGTTTATGCTCCATACATTCCATTGATGTTGACTCCACTTGTGTACGATCCTAACAACTTCATTCCACGTCGTGGGGTGATGACTCGTTATGCTAAGATCGTAACTCGTCCTGAATTCTATGGTAAAGTATATGTAGCTGATTTGAACCGAATCTAATCAGCCACTGTCAATAACTTAAAAAGCCCCTTAATAGGGGCTTTTTTAATTTTAAAAGTATTAGGGTAATTACCGACCAAGATCAGTTTTTACACTTACCGTATTAACAGTTGAGTTGGCTCCACTAGGATTTTGAACCTTTTGATAGCCATTTTGTCTCATACCATTAGCAGAGTTGTTAGTTTGTTGTGAAAAAGTAGACCGAGTATAGGCACTACTAAATTTTGACATTAAAGATTGCATAGTGTTTAATTTGATATAAATAGGTTAGTGCACCCTATTTATAACAAATGAATACGATGGAAGATGTTGTTACATACGGAAGTTCTGGAAAAAGAAAACCTAAAGGACCCATAAAGTTTCAGATTACTTTAACAGAGGAGCAAAAGCAAGCAAAAGCAGCAATACTCGAAAGTACAATTACAGTACTAAAAGGATCAGCAGGTAGTGGAAAATCTATGGTAGCTGCACAAGTAGCTTTAGACCTATTATTCCGTCGAGAAGCTCAGAGGATTGTACTAACACGACCAGCAGTAACTTCAGGAGAGGATATAGGATTTCTACCAGGCGATAAAGATGCCAAGTTAGCACCATACACAGCTGCTGTATACGATAATATGTATCGTTTGTACAGAAAGGATATTATCGATAAGCACATACAAGAAGGTAATATAGAAGTAATTCCGCTTGCTTTTATGAGAGGTCGTAACCTATCGGACTGCTTTGTTGTGGTGGATGAAGCACAAAACATCACACACAGGCAGATGGAATTGCTACTAGGTAGATTATGTCAAGGGTCTAAAATGATACTATGTGGCGACACAGCTCAGATAGACTTAAAAGATAAAAAACAATCAGGATTTGATTTCATAACAAAGCACTTTGTTCAAATTCCAGGATTCAATGTAGTGACGCTAAAAGCTAATCATAGACATGAGATTGTTGAGCCTATCTTAAAGGTTTACAATGAGTATCGCGATTAGTGCGATATTTATAAGAAAATCTCTAAATGGCAAATATACCTATCTGGCCTGGTTCTAGTTCATTCTACCCTGGCCAAACCCCTTTTGGATATTACGATTATGACCCTCAATTTCAGCAAGACATTGATAGGATTGCCGATTGGTGTACTAAAAAATTAGGATATCCAATATTAGAAGTTGAATTGCAAGACATAAACCTATACACTTGTGTTGAAGAAGCTATTACTGAATTTAGCACACAAGTAAATATGTTTAATGCAAAAGACTATATGCTAACTTTAGTGGGGACTCCAACTGGATCAAGTCTTAATAACAAAGTGATAACACCAAACATGGGTCGTACAATAGACTTAGCACACAATTATGGCACTGAAGTTGGTAGCGGTGGTGATGTTGATTGGAAAAAAGGATACATTAACATGGTACCAGGATCACAAAGCTACGATTTAGACGCTTTGTGGGCTAATGTTAGTGAAAGCGGTAATAATATTGAAATTAAAAGAGTATACCACGACTTTGCACCAGCTATATCTCGATACTTTGATCCATATGTTGGAACTGGTGCGGGAACGCAGCAATTGTTAGACGGATTTGGCTGGGGATCATATTCACCGGCAGTAAACTTTTTAGTAATGCCACTATATGCAGATTTACTGAGAATACAGGCAATTGAAATGAATGACCAAATAAGAAAGTCTAGTTATACTTTTGAATTGCGAAATAATAAGCTAAATCTATATCCAATACCAACAGTGCCTATAAAAATGTGGTTTGAGTACGTTGTAGTGGAAAACAGAAACAACCCAGTAAAAAACACCAATACAGGAAACATAACGGATTTAAGCAATGTACCATATGGCTTAATGACTTACGAATATATAAGTCCTATTGGAAAGCAGTGGATATATAAGTACGCTTTGGGATTAGCTAAAGAGTTGCTAGGACTAATACGAAACAAATATAGCTCAGTACCTATTCCAGGAGGAGAAGTACAATTAAATGGCACCGATTTAATAACACAAGGTCGTGAAGATAAAGCAAACCTACTCACAGAACTAAAAGAGTTGCTACAAGCAATGACACGCCAAGGTCAACTTGAACAAGAAACAGCAATTGCAACAGCAATGCAAACACAATTAAACAAAGTACCATTACCAATATACATTAAATAATATGGCATTGTTTGGAAGCAGTCGGGATATAAGCTTGTTTAAAAAACTAAACGCTGAGCTACTGGATAATATAATCCAACAAGAAGTAGATTTCTATGAGCTATCGTTAGCAAACACAGCTACTAATTTATACGGCGAAGCAGCGCAAGGCAAAGCATACTACAGACCAGTCAGATTAACTTGTTTAATTGAAAGAGGAGATCAAACTTATGTAGCTGATGACCAATTTGGTTTAGATATAACGCAACAAGTTACTTTTAAATTTTTAAAACCAAAACTAAGAGATTTAAACTTGGTACCAAAAGCTGGTGATATAATTGAGACAAGGGGCTTATACTATGAAATAGATCAAGTTAACGAAAATCAATTTATAGCCGGTAAAGATAACGACTACGGAAAAAATGTAGGTTCAGAATTTGGAGAGAGTCTTAGTGAAATTTGCATAGCGCACTACACAAGAGTTACAAGACTTCAAATTGAAAAAGCTAGAACATGAGCAAACCTAAGCCAACATCACAACAACAAATAATTTCCGGAAGGAGTCAATCTTCCTATGGTAAGGGAAATGATACCTCAACAAGAGATACTGGCTTTGGTGAATTGAAGATAGGATTAAAAGATCTGGATTACACTATAAAGTACTATATAGAGCAAGTAATTAAACCTACAATTGACGATTTTGGAACAACGAGAGCAGTTCCAGTAGTTTACGGATCTCCTGAAAAGTGGAAAAACATACAAGAAGACGGCTACTATCGTGATAGAGAAGGAAAGATACTTGCACCGGTGATTGCATACAAAAGAACGGGGTTAACTAAAAATAAAGCATTAGGTAGTAAAGTAGATGCCAATCATCCGCAAATATATTACACACAAGAAATAAAATACACACAAAACAACAGATACGATCAATTTAGTAAATTAGTGGGCAAGGTACCAACTAAAACTTATGTAAACACAGTAATGGCAGATTATGTTGATTTAACTTATGACGTAATTATTTGGACTGATTTTGTAGAGCAGATGAACAGTATTGTGGAGGCTATTGTTTACTCAGAAGGCAGCTTTTGGGGCGAAAAGGATCGATTTAAGTTTAGAACAAAAATAGATAGTTTTACAAATACAACAGATTTGCTACAAGACGAAGATCGTATTGTTAGAACTAGTTTTAGTTTAACTTTATTTGGATATATAGTACCAGATATAAGAATCAAAGACTTGAGCGATAAACTAAACACCATAACATATAGCAGTGGTGAGATCGTAAATGATCTAGAAACACCTAATCCAATAGCAGATCCAGTTGGAGTATTAACAGCAATAAAAATACTACCAGATACAGCTACTTTTGAAGGGCTAATAACAAAGCCAAATACATCAGTAGCTGATTTTTATGTTGAGGTAAACGGCCAAACTGTACCATCAGCTGCCATTACATCAATACAAACTGGACCAAATAACACAATCAATGTACTACTCAATGTAGGTGTGTTAGGATACACACTAGCAACACAAGACACAATTACAATCACAGGAAAATATATAAGCTAATGGCAGCAGGAAAATACTCACTAATCATAGAACAAGGAGCCACACTGGATTTAGAAATACAGTACAAAGATTCAGCAGGCACAGCAGTAGATCTAACTGGTTACTCAGGTAAAATGCAAATACGATCTGATTATGCTGACAGCAATCCAACAACGTACATAACATTATCAAGTTCGTTAGCAGCTGATGGTACTGGATTAAACTTTAGCGGGAGTAATGGAACAACGCCACCTACATCAGGTTCAATAGGAATATTCATATCAGCAGCATCTTCATCAGTTTTCACGTTTAGCACTGCTCGGTATGACTTGGAAATTACATCAGGTAGTATTGTAACTAGATTGTTGCAAGGAGAAGTAAAACTGCAAAAAGAAGTAACTCGATAGGTATGTCAATTAAAATAACGACAACTCAAAACAATGTTACTATTAGTGATGCTAATAAAACTATCACTATTATTAACAATAATGAACCTAACCGAGTTACGGTCGTACAACCAGAATCAAGTGTATTATATGTAGCAACAGTAGGACCTCAAGGGCCACAAGGACCGCAGGGGTCTGCAGGAACTGGTGGAGGTGGTTCAACAGATACTGGATCGCTACTAACAACAGCATCCGTAGATTTAAACACAATAACCTTTACAAAAGGTAATGCAAGCCAATTTAGCATTACAATAGCCACTGGCTCAGCTACCGATATAACAGCACTAAATAGTTTTAGTGGATCTATATTGACTTTTACTAGCTCAATTCAAACGCAAGTTAATAGCTTAACTTCAGCAACAAGTAGCTACCTCCAATTAACTGCAACACAATCAATGCTACAGCCATATGTACTAACTAGCGTAACTAGTTCAATGATCGTATCAGGAGCGTTAACTAGCTCTTATACACCTAACGCAATTGTAACAGCATCCGTAGATTTAAACACAATAACCTTTACAAAAGGTAATGCAAGTCAGTTTATTATAACAGTTAACACTGGAAGTGGTGGAAGTGTAAGTGGTGATTATGTACCTAGTAGTTGGACGGGTTCATCTAGCTCACAATTTGCTGGAACGGCATCCTATGTAAGCGGTTCAGTGTTCACAAGCACAAACCGCGCACTATCAGCATCATACGCAATAACAGCTTCATATGCTATGAATAGTGGAGGAGGAGTACCAGGCTTACCAACGGGTAGCATACAATTAAACGACGGCAACAGGTTTCAAGGCAGTAGTAACTTCACATATAACATAGTATCTAGCAGTCTACAGTTAACAGGTTCATTTAATCAAAAAGGAACTTTTGTATCTGACGAAATTGCACTCACAACAACATGGCACACAGCACCAACCGGATCCAACGTGTACGAACTAATAAATACTGGTCAAAGTCCAGATCAGATTATATGGGATTTAGCTACTAGTAGCTTAGCCCAAATTAGTTTAACAAAAGACCTAATTGTTAATGACTTTAAAATTCAATACGAAAACGAAACCAACGATTTGCCATATAGCATAGCAAAAGTAACTTTGCTAGTAAAGCAAAACGCTGATGGAGGTGGTGCAATGATTTTACCAACCTACATAGGCAAATATCCACCTAATGCAAATTTAGTAGCTAATAGTGGTGGTGGATCGTACAGTACAACAGCCACTCTTAATGGTGTAGATATACTTGAGGGCACTATCATAAAAAATGGCAGCACATACACAGCATATTGGGTAATACATCCTGATTTTACTTAAACGTAATTGATGTTACAACAAGCTTAAAGCAGTACTATGTATATAAAACAGCAACGACGACATGGCATTATTTAGACCAGAAAGCTCTGCAGGTACCGCATCAAACGCTGCATATGCAACAATAGCGGGAGAAGCTTTGTATATACAATCGCAAAGAGTGTATGGTCCACATGGATACAACAGCATTACATCAGCATCGCATGCTATAGAAGCAAATACAGCAAAGACAGCTTCATTTGCTAACAATTTTAATGTAGCTGGAAATTTAACAGTAGCTGGAACAGCTTCTGTAGCTTACCTAATAACAACGTACGAAAGTTCAAGCATAATTTATTCATCAGGATCCACTAAGTTTGGAGATGACCTAAATGATACTCATATATTTACGGGATCTGTATACATCACAAACAGCTTAAACTTAGTTGGCAGCCTTAATGCCACAAGCATCACAGCAAGTTTTACAGGAAGCCTTACTGGTAGCTTGTTTGGTACTGCATCATATGTGACAGGGTCTATATTTTCAGGATCTAATTTAGCTTTAAGTGCATCATACGCAATAACAGCTTCATATGCTATGAATGGTGGAGGAGGTGGTGGTACACCTGCTCCAGCAGACACATATATACAATTTAACAAAGGCAATACTTTTGGTGCAACTTCATCATTTGCTTTTATATACGAATCACAGAGCTTACAACAAGGATTACAAGTAACAGCCTCAGGGCTATATTCACATGCACAAGGAGCTATATCAATTGCCACTGGATCGTACTCGCATGCTGAAGGATTTGCTACAATAGCATCTGGATCAGCATCTCATGCACAAGGCTCAAGCTCAATATCACTAGGAATAGCCTCACACGCTGAGGGATGGAATACAACTGCTTTGGGTACTAGTTCACATGCTGAAGGCAGGCAAACAACAGCTTCTGGTTTTGGTGCACATGCTGAAGGACTGTTTACAACAGCGTTTGGGGATTATTCACATGCCGAAGGTTCTGCATCACTAGCGTCAGGCACATTCTCCCATGCAGAAGGATTATTTACAACAGCTTCTAACACCGGTTCACATGCTGAAGGACACTTCACACTAGCCTTAGGCTTATACTCACACGCTGAAGGTTATCAGACCCTTGCTTCAAGTTCCTACTCACATGCAGAAGGATTTAACACATCAGCTTCTGGTATTTATTCACATGCTGAAGGTATGCTTACCCAAGCAAGTGGTAGTGGATCACATGCACAAGGATATCAAACAATAGCCTTAGGCTTATACTCACACGCAGAAGGCTCTTCTTCACGAGCTATTGGAAGTGCTTCACACGCTGAAGGATTTAACACATCAGCTTCTGGCATCTACTCACATACCGAAGGCTTTAGTACAGTGACATTAGGAGCTGGTTCCCACGCTGAGGGATGGTATACAACAGCTTCTAACGCTGGTTCACACGCAGAAGGATCAGGTTCAATGGCATTAGGAGTAGCTTCTCATGCTGAGGGATGGTATGCAACAGCTGGTGGCATTGGTTCCCACGCTGAGGGATGGTATACAACAGCTTCTGGTTTTGGTGCACATGCTGAGGGGCACTATACAACAGCTTCTAGGAATAGTTCACATGCTGAGGGGTATCGAGTATACGCTGGAGGAGATTATTCACACGCTGAGGGGAGCTACACACTAGTAAACTTTGGTGCATATGGATCGCACGCTGAAGGTACTGGCTCAACAATATGGGGTGGTAATTTTTCACATGCTGAAGGTAATCTCACACAAATTGGGTCAACAGTTGGTTGGGGTGTGACATTAGCACCATCACTAGGAACTGCGGCTTTAAAAGGAGCATTTGGAGACATAACCAGCTACTTTACAGTAGGACATCGTCTAATGGTGTACAATTACTCACAATCATTTGCAGATGGCTTAACCTCATTTTTTAGCATACCAATACAAACATTTACTATAACAGATGTATCCTATAATGGCTCACAGACGTTGGTTACAGTAGATGACCTCAGCTATGATTTTTTTGCAAGTGGTACTGCGGTCCAAATCGTAGACATTGGATTATTTGATTGGGACGGAACAGGAGTACCAAATCCACCTGGGATTGCCCATACCGGCTCTGAAGGTTGGTTTGGACCTAGTTATGCACACGTTGAAGGCATTAGTACCACAGCTTATGGTAATGGTTCTCACGCAGAGGGATA